CTCAGATCCGCTTCTCTCAGATCCGCTTCGCTCAGGTCTGCCCCACTCAGATTTGCCACGCTCAAGTCGGCCCCCCTCAGATCCGCTTCGCTTAGATTTGCTTCGATCAGATCCGCTTCGATCAGGTCGGCCCCGCTCAGATTTGCACCGCTCAAATCCGCTCCGCTCAGATTCGCCCAGCTTAGATTTGCTCCGATCAGATCAGCTCTGGTCAGCCACGCTCTGCTTAGATCCGCTCCGCTCAGACTAGCCCAGCTCAGATTTGCTTCTTTCAGATCCGCGCTGCTTAGATCAGCCCCTTTCAGATTGTCCCAGCTCAGATTTGCTTCGCTCAGAGGCACTCCCGCTTCTACCGCTGCCTCGACAGTTTTCTTTATATTGTTTCCCTCACATTCGTGAGAGAACAAGAGTTGTCCAGAAATGTTCAGAATTTCAATTTTCATAATTTTGCACTTTCTATGTTTGCCCCATTTAGAGCCGCTTCGAGAATGTCATCTTTGCTCAGATTCGCCCCCCTCAGATCCGCCTCACTCAGATCAGCGTGGCTCAAATCCGCCCCGCACATATTCGCCCCGCTCAGGTCGGCCCCCCTCAGATTGGCCCAGCTCAGATTCGCTCCGCTCAGATTGGCCCCGCTCAGATCAGCCCGGCTCAAATTTGTGTCGTACAGATTCGCTTCGATCAGATTCGCTCCGGCTAAATTTGCCTTGCTCAGATACGTTCTTCTCAGATCAGCCCCTTTCAGATCAGCCCCGCTTAAATTCACTCCGGCCTTTAGAGCTACTCGTACTGTTATTTCTATATTGTTTACATCACACGTATGAGAGAACAGTACATTGCCTGTAATGCTAAGTATTTCAATTTTTTTCATGATTTCTTAGTTAGAAATAAACACCCAAAACAATTCCGAATACTGCGCCGAGCAGTGCAGCGAAGACCCAATCCCAAAAGCTATCTTTCATAGCACCCCCTATGCTGCTACAAGGCGGGTTACCGCCACAACCTGGCCGTTTTCTCTAACTGCGGTCGGCCCAGAATCTGGGGCATATACCCCTGCCCGGCCAGGGCAGGCGCTCAAAACGAGTGCTGACACAATACAAGGGGTGCCATCAGGGGGCAGGCCCTCGACCTCGAAAAACCTGCGTTCAACCACCGGCACCCCCAAAACTGTGCCCACCACCGTTTCAGCGGTGGAGACCCGGGCAAGTTGCCCTGAGGGGGGGATTGTCACGTCCCCCTCAGGGGTGCGAACAATGATTGTGTGGGGGGTGAGGTTAATCATGGTTTCCCTTTCAGTTTCAGTTTTTTAACAGCGGTTCCGATATTCAATTTTTAACTCATGCTCTCTCCCGAGCATGTTTATCATGTATGACGTGCCGTACTCGTCACTGACTGCTACTCCTCTGAACCCCAGCGCTTCTGCAGCGCAGGCCGTGTAGTACTGCATGAGCCAGCTGTTGTTTGCGCAATCTTCTGCAGAATAGCCTTCCTCTGTAAAGAATGTGAAGCTACTAATTCTCTCGCTGATGAGGTCATCAGCAGTGTCTTCATCGACACCAAACACGCACATTACTTCTTGAACAACATCGTCAAGCGCCGGATTGTTAAGCGAGTTTTCTTCGTAGAAAATCCGACCCGCCTTTATAACTTCCTCATCGACATCAATTTCGATGCTGTGCACTACGTGGCCATAGTGCGAGGGCTCATCACCGAAAAATAAAAACGAACCGAAATTGCCATCATCAGTGATGGCCGTTATGGCTTCATGGCTGCAGTGATACAGCGTCAGCACATTGCTCATTTTTTTCCCCTTGTTCATTCTGATCTTTTGGCCAATTCCGGTCGATCAGTTGTTGCAACTTTACATTGTTTCAGCTTAAGATGTCAACACTGAATGAAAATTTATTTCACTTTGTTTGCAAATTTTTTTTGAAAGCAAAATTCTATGACGACAAAATCTGAAGCAGCGCTCATGTATGCTTCCTTGGGCTGGCATGTCATCCCCGTCGTACCGAACGGAAAAGTTCCAGCTACGCAGCATGGAGTAAAAGACGCTACGACAGACCCGGAGCAGATCGCGAGATGGTGGGCACAAAATCCAGATTTCAATATTGGCATTGCGGCCGGCGAACGATCTGGAATTGTGGTGTTCGATGTTGACCCGCGCAACGGGGGCGACGCCTCGTGGGCCCAGTGGCAAGCAGAAAACGGACAAGTTCCCGCCGATGGAGCCATTCAAATGACTGCGGGCGGGGGAGAGCACCACATCGGCGTTTACAACTCAGAAATACGGTCTTGTAAGCTTGCCGAAGGGGTAGATTTGCTGGCCGATGGCCGGTACTTTATCGCTTTCCCGTCGACAATCGAAGGTAGAAAATATGAATGGGAAGCGTCATCAGATCCTTTCGACGGTGTTGCGCCATTCAAAATACCAGACAAGTGGCTGCAGGAATATAGAGCAATGCGCAAGCCTGAGACACGCCAGTCGGTGGTCACCACTGGCGGCGGTCTGATCCAAGGCAGCCGAAACAACGGTCTGACAGCCCTGGGGGGTGCAATGCGGCGCTACGGCATGACCGAGGCAGAGATCATGGCGGCGCTTGCCATTGCCAACGAGACCCGCTGCGAAATTCCACTTCCATCCTCTGAGCTGTCTCAAATCGTCAGATCAGTTTGTCGATATGAACCGGATTTGGACATTGCAGCTGACGTTAGTTTAGGTACTGATGCAGCAGAATCTATTTTAGCATCAATCCGGGCAGAGACTCAAGAATATTATTTTACACGTGCAACGTCTTATCTTGGCCAGCCTGCGCCGCTACGCTGGATCATCAAAGGATGGCTTCCCGAAGGCGGCGTGACCATGGTTTACGGCGAGTCAGGCTCAGGCAAGACATTCATCACACTAGACATTGCTTGTCACATCGCAGCCGGGCTAGCATGGAATGGTTACAAAACAAAATCAGGGCTTGTAGTCTATCTTGCCGGAGAAGGAAATTATGGAATTCGTCAGCGAATAGCAGCTTGGTGCAAAGCACACAGCATTCAAAATCTTGACAATCTTCTGATCTCTAACAAAGCAATCGACATCGACAGCCCGGCTGCGGCGGCACAGATCATCAACGCTGTGAGAGAGCTCACACAAGATGATGCTGTGAGTTTGTTTATCGATACTGTGAATAATCATATGTCGGGCGACGAAAACAGCGCAAAAGACACTAGAAATATGCTCAATGCTTGCAACATCGTTTCACGGGCAATGAATGCTGGCATCTGTCTCAATCACCACACGGGCCACGCGATAGAGTCAAAGCAGCGTGCGCGGGGATCAAGTGCTTGGAAAGCATCGCTCGATGCTTCAATTTTAGTTTCAAAAACAGATAACAGAATTGAGATTTCATGCACAAAAATGAAAGATGCAGAGCCACCCGCGCCATTTTTCGGAAAGCTCGAAACTGTGCCGCTAGGCTGGTTTGATGAAGATGGCGAGGAAATAACAGGCGCTGTTTTCAAAATTGATCATGAACCAGTGGAGATAATCGAGAAAAAAGAATCTGAAATTCAGAAAGATATTAGGAAATTCACAAATGCTTGGTGGCATTCTGGAGCAGAAGAAAGAAATAATAGCCCATACCTTTCAAGAAGCGCATTGCTTTATTATTTAATGCAAAACGAGGGCTTGACAGAGTCAACAGCAAAAACATATTCAAAAGAAAGCAAAAAAGGAAGGCTTATTTATAATCTTTTGAATTCTGAAATTATTATTGCACACGAGCATGGATGGATTGTTTCAGACAATGCAACTGCATCAACTTTAATGATAAGGAGGTGTCAAAAATAGCATGTTGGGGACAGGGGGACAAAGGGGGACAAATGGGGGACATTGTCCCCAGGGGCAGGGGGGCAAGGCGAGGAACAAATGGGGGACATTGCGACACCCCCCCTCGTAGAGGGGGTGTCTTTTGTCCCCCTTGTCCCCGAGCGGCATTTTTTTTCCCTGTCCCATGCCACCACCCTGTCCCATGTCCCCAGTCCCCTGTCCCCAGTCTTGATGAAAATTTTGAAGGAATACGCATGAATAACGCAAATGAAAATCAAATCGGCGGCTATCACTACAAAACAAAGAAAATTCAACCGTGGGATTTCATCGCAGCAAATAATCTTGGTTATTTCGAAGGAAATATCATAAAATACGTTTCGAGATGGAAAGAAAAAAACGGTATCGAAGATTTGCGAAAAGCACGGCACTATCTCGATAAGCTCATTGAGCTTCAGAGCATCGAAAAGATGCAAAACAGCCAAGAAGATGAAGAATGAATTTAAAGGCCCTTAGACGAAAAAAAGCCCTCAGGTGAGGGCAAGGGTAGGGTAGAGCTAAAATAATCGCTCTAAGGGCCTTTAAAACGATCCAAAAGCCTGAATGCTTTGACGATCGCAATGCGATCAATCGTTGCGCATGAACTAACAGAAACCGCAAGGGCTTCTAACACTTTAAGTGCCTCTGTGTAAGTCGGAAGCCCCTCAGCGTCTAAAATACGATCAACCTCGTGAGTATCAAACCCATAAGTCGACCAGCGGAAACCACAATTGACACATTTGATTCGGCGTCTTTTACATCCGCCTTTTTTGGTGCTGAATCTGGTCTCGATTACTCGACCAGATGAAAAACATTTTTGGCAAGTTTTCATTATTTATTATCCTCCCCAAAAATTTTTAATTTAATCTTGCTCATCTTCATCTCCTTTGTTTTGCATTCATGTCGCTCAGTGATTTAACTTTAACACTACACGTAGCGTTTATCCAATCGCGTTACATGAAAAAAAGTTAAAAATTTCACAACTTATGATGATTATTTGCAGCTAACACAAAAGATGCTTACAATCAAGACTGCGCCAATCTAAAAAGGCAGAATCATGACAAAAGAATCATCTAAACCTAGGCCAAGCAAATATCACAATAAAGATGAAATTTGTGAACTCGTACTATCAGGAATGCGAGGGGGACTAAGCGCATTCAAAGCATGCGAAAAAGCGGGAGTAGCTCAGAGCACTTTCAATCTTTGGTGTGACTCTGACGCCGCTCTCGCTGAAAAATACGCGCAAGCTAGAGCAGATTTGATCGAGCGCATTGCAAACGAAGTAATCGAGCTCAGTGATGCAGATGTCGGAGTTCAATCAGATGGCAAAAAAGATTGGGCAGCGGTGCAAAAGCATAAACTGCAAGTTGACACGCGCAAATGGCTATTGTCTAAGCTTGCCCCAAAGAAGTATGGCGATAAGCTTGAGCTGACGGGCGACCCCGACCGGCCTTTAGCAATTCAGAAAATTGAGCGCGTCATTGTCAAATGAGCGAATATAAAGCGCCTTTTCCTTGGTTCGGCGGCAAGTCTGGCGCGTGCGATTTAGTGTGGTCAGTTTTGGGTGAAGTGCAAAACTACGTGGAGCCATTTGCGGGTAGCGCTGCAATGTTACTTGGTGCGCCAGACGACGGTAAACGCATTGAGACGATCAATGATGCTGATGGTTTTGTTTCAAACTTCTGGCGTGCTATCACCTCCGACCCGGATGCGGTGGCACATCATGCCGACTGGCCATGCAACGAAAATGACTTGTTTTCACGGCACTCGTGGCTTGTGCGAAATGCTCATGAACTTACTGACAAGTTGCACGCTGATCCAGAATACTTTGACGCAAAAATTGCAGGCTGGTGGTGTTGGGGTGCCTGCAATTCGATCGGCGGGGGCTGGTGCAGCGGTAAAGGGCCGTGGGTTTACGACGGCGAAAAGTTGATTGATAGACGCCAACTACCGCATTTAAGTGCTGCTGGTCAGGGCATCAACCGCAAACTACCGCACCTTGGCGACGCTGGTCGGGGCATCAACCGCCAACTACCGCATTTAAGTGCTGCCCATCGTAGCCAGTTTATTTACTCATGGTTTTCTGCTTTGCAGGATCGCTTACGCAATGTGCGCGTCACGTGCGGCGACTGGTCCCGGGTGGTCACAGACTCGGTGACAACGCGCCACGGTCTGACGGGCGTATTCCTTGACCCGCCATATTTTAAAGGCTCGATGGATTACGCGGCAGGCGGCGTGGGAACAAACTTGGCGGCTGATGTCGGTGCATGGTGCGCTGCAAATGGCGATAATCCGAAACTCCGCATTGTGATTTGCGGACATTCTGGGGAGCATGACGCACTGCTTAAAAAAGGGTGGATTGCGCGAAAATGGATTGCAAAAAAAGGTTACGCTAAAACAGAAGCTGCGAGGGCCAACAGCGAGAGTGAAACAATATGGTGCAGCCCGCATTGCATTTCTAAGATTAACTTTGTTGAAACAATTGATTTGTTTGCTGCATGACAACTCTACAAATTCAAACTCCCGGGTGGGCGCTGCCCCTGCTTGAGCCTGCACGCTATAAAGGCGCTCATGGAGGACGAGGCAGCGGAAAATCACATTTCTTTGCAGAGATGCTGATTGAATCACATCTTATTGATCAGAAGCGTCGTAGCGTTTGCGTGCGCGAGGTGCAGAAATCTCTGGCGCAATCTGTGAAGCGATTGCTAGAGCTGAAGATTGAAAAGCTTAATGCCGGCGCTTACTTTGAAGTGCAAGAGGCTGTTATCAAGTCAAAAAAGGGGGACGGCTTGATCATCTTTCAGGGTATGCAGAATCATACCGCTGACTCGATCAAGTCGCTTGAAGGCTACGACTGCGCCTGGGTCGAAGAAGCTCAGAGCTTGAGCCAGCGCAGCCTCGACTTGCTTCGGCCCACGATTCGCAAGCCTGGCTCAGAGCTCTGGTTCACCTGGAACCCGAGCCAGGCCAGCGACCCGGTTGACCAGCTATTGCGCGGTGATAAGCCGCCCCCTGACTCAGTTTTGATCGAGGTCAATTTCGACGACAATCCATGGTTTCCCGAAGTGCTGCGTGCCGAGATGGAGTACGACAAAGCGCGAGACCCGGACAAATATGCGCACGTATGGCGGGGGAAATACTTCACCAACAGCACGTCACGCGTTTTCACAAACTGGCGCATCGAGGACTTTGAGACACCGAAAGACGCGATTCACAGGCTCGGGGCAGACTGGGGCTTTGCATCTGATCCAACAGTTCTTGTGCGATGTCATATTGTCGGTCGCACGCTGTACATCGATCACGAAGCATATATGATTGGCTGCGAGATTATGAATACGCCAGAGCTGTTCATGACAGTGCCCGAGGCCGAAAAATGGCCGATTGTCGCTGATAGTTCGAGGCCGGAAACAATCAGCCACATGCGCAAGCATGGATTCCCAAAAATGCTGGCGGCTGTGAAAGGTAAAGATTCAGTGCTTGAAGGCGTTGAATGGCTGAAATCTTACGATATCGTTGTTCATTCGCGCTGCAAGCATACT